GTCTTCTAAGACCTTATGATAATTGGTGTCATCAGCGGGAGTTTGGAAGAAGTATTCAGTCACTCCTGCCCCACGCATGATGTTCTCCACGCCCCAGATAAACTTGTACATCCTCTGTCCGGGTGCCCCATTGAAGTGAACCGGATCAAGCTCGTGCGCCACGCGCCAGACGGCCTTCATGTCCCCCATTACTAGGACCTTGCTCATTGCTGTCAGGTTGGAATTGTGTTCGATCTCCGCAACCTCCTCGGGGGTCGCGAGTCTAATCTTTTCTAACATAGTCTCCTCTTATTTGAATAGAAAGTGAATGATCGTAGAGATAGATGTACTGACCCCGATTATCATGCCTCCGAGGGTCCAGCGAGCTTTCTTGAGTTCCTCAACTGAGGTTTCTAGTTTCTGGACGCGGCCTGGTTGGCCATTGCCGACGAGGTCGGACATGTGGGTGTCGAGACGGGCAAGGACATCAATTACATGATCTTGGAAATCGTCTTGGTTCATTAGAAGTTTTTATACCTCGCTCCAGAAAGATCGACTCCCCCGGTGCTGCCACCGCCTCCGGCGGTACCGGATTGACCGACAGTTCCGGTGTAGATTTGACACAGGACATGGACATTGTAGTTACCATGCAGGACACTTACGTCGGAGGTGGATAGCATCTTTTGATGGACGGGGTCCCAGCCGAGCCAGTAGTAAGTGCTGGGGACGAGGGACAAAGTCCCGGCAGGTATAGTGAACAAGTGCTTCTGGCCCTTAGCGGAAGACTTGATGGCTGGAGATGCCACGGTCTGGGCCGCCCAGTTCTTGTCCTTGACAAACCCTTGAACCCAAGTGATCTGCTGGGCCACTCCGCTCCAAACGAAGTTCAGATTGTTCGTGGTCTGAACCGCGTGGATGGGGTCGCTGATGCTAACGCTCTGGCCGATCTCCTGAAGCTTACGCTGGGTATCGTTGATCTGGGCAGAGATGATATCGAGCTTCTCGAACTGCCGGTTCAACTGGTCCAGTGTGATGGCGTTTATTCTGGGCATTAGATGTCATCCATCGGGATAACGGAGACGGAGTAGGAACCCAGGAAGGGGACTTGGCCGTTGCTGGACCGGAAGGTGAACTGGTAATAGCGATGCTTGGACTTATCTCCAGTCAAGTATAAGGTCCACACTCCGAAGGGGCTCTCGCGGAGAGTTCGCTTGTAGGCGATTGGACGAGGGGCGGTGAAGTCTGCTAGGTTATTGGCCCCGTAAACATCCATCGTCATGGTGGTGTTGCCGTAGATTTGAACCTCGTTGAGAAGTTTGCGACGGGTGGGTTCACCGAGATGCATCCAGGTAGTCGAGGCGCTAACTGGGATTACGGTGCCATTGTCAGAGGTGGCCCCGGAGCTGAAGATATTCAAGGAGCTGCCAGCCCCATTGAGGAACAGCCACTGAGGAACTCCGCCTTGGGTGATGTTGAACAACAGGGCCTCACTGCCTCCCGCAATCTGCCACACGTACCATTGGCGGTTGCGAAGGTCGAAGACCAGCATGGTGTCGCAATAGGTGGACTGGAGATAAGGAACCGAGAGGATGTAGAGTTCAAACTCCCCGTCGGCTACGAAGGCGGCGTGAGCGAGGGACTGGGTCGTGACTTGAAGGCTGTTCAGGATGTCCTGAACAGGTGTCCCGATGTCCACGTAGGTGTTGAAGTCGCTCTGCATTACTCGGAAGTCCGGGGTCATCCAGATGGCTCCCGAAGGAGCGCCTTGCAGGAAGGTGATCTTGGCGACCTCTTGATTGATGAGGCCGACAGCAGGATGGATGATCTGGGGTTCCTGAAAGGTAGCTGGGCTGTTGCCAAGCAGGCGATAGATGTGGTTCTGGGTTCCGAAGTACAGAGTGGTGCCGTCGGACAGGAAGCCAGAAACAGACTCAGCTCCATCGGAGACATCGAAGTAATTACTGCCGGGCCAAGCCTCTTCGTACTTCCCGGCGATGAAGCCATTAGGGAGGGTAAGCTCTGCGACAGCCTTCGAGAAGAACACGCTGTGCGTAGCACCCGGAACTCCAGCCATCCACAGCCGACCTTGATGCTTGATCATCAAGTTGCCAGCGGGGGGCGGGTCATTAAGGGTGAGTCCATATTCAACCCCGAAGGTATCAGTGAATACGAGGGGCTGGTCAAGGACCAGCACAGGATCAGGGGTGTTGTCTACAACATAAGTGACGCCATTCGGGATGGCGAACGAGCCTGCGATCGTAGTTCCCCCGGGGCCCGCTGAGGCGGGTGAAGCGATCCCGATCTCCGTGGCAGAGTCGGTGGTGTGGGTGAAGTTGGCAATGATGGTCGTGCCTGAACCTCCTGTTACAGTGAACAAGAAGTTGTTCATGTAGCTGCCGTGGGTTAGACCACCGACTGTGAACGTGGACCCGACAGCGAATTGAGGGCCGGTAAATACCCCTGTAAATGTTACCTGGTTGCTACCATTGATAGCCCACGAGGAGATGGTCAGCCCAGGAACTAGAACTGAGACCTCGTAGAGGATGCTGGGATCGCCCCCATCTGAAGTAGCAAGGACGTACTTGTAATCTACCTGCGGGTCGTTGTAGGTTGCAAGGATCAGGTTGAACTCAGCATTAGTAGCTGCCCCGGTACTCCCAGAAGCAGAACTCAAGTCTCCGAAGTGGCCGGTCTTGGAGTTGTTGGGGACCAGATAATAGATGCGCCCGAGGGTCAGGTTGATTGCTCCGCCCCCGACTCCACTAAGGATTCCCACGCCGTTGCCGCTACTGGACGACGTTCCAGTGCTCCCTCCGATGAACACAGTTATCGTAACATAGGAGACTGTGACTTTTACGCTAGCTGTTCCTGATCCATCGTCATTGCAATTACGAACAATTCCAAAGCCCCCTGCCGCATTGAACTCGCATCCAAATTGCGGATTGACTATGTCCGCAGGGGCAAAAGAAGTGCCCCATAGATAAGAGGGACCGCCGAGAGTTAAGGTATGGACCGCGCCGTCTAAGATCAAAGCTCCGCTGGTGCTGCTCCCGGTGGTTACATTGTTCTTAACCATCTGCGAAATAAGGCTGGCGCTTGATCGATAGATATTGTTGGAAGTGTCGGTAGCAGTATACGTTAAGGCTACTTGAACGCCTGCGATACTCTGTCCATTGATGGAATTGAAATTAAACCCGGTTGCTAATATTCCATCAGACACCGTATGGATGTTTGAGATTGAATAGCCAAAGCATCCATCGGGTTTTATGAAACTGTTAACCGTCTCATAGATTGAGACGACTGCGGGGGTTGTAGGATTGTTAGTGAAGACTCCGCTTACGTTGGTCCAAGGATTGGGCGTTGAAGCGGCGACATCCGAAGCGTTACTTCCGGTATTCGGTCCAAAGATATTGCCGCTAGTTCCGCCACCAGAGTTGTTCGTAGTGACATCAGTGCTAAGGATACCAATGTTCGAGACACCACCTGAGGAAGCGCCATTCCACTTCAAGGAGTCTCCGGTTAGATGAGTCGAGGAATTCAGGGCATTGAATCCGTCGCAGAAGTATTGATAGTTCCGGGAAGTTATAGAGCGAACGGTGCCGGTGGTGGAGGTTGGAGGAAAGATGTTTGGATTGTAAACAGAACCGTCTTCGTTAAAGCCTGCGACGTTTCCAAGACCAGCGGCAATGATCACTCGCTTGTCAAGTGAGTCGGATTGGAAATCATACAGGCGATTCACTCCAGTGATCGGGGAGGTGATGTTTATAACACCGCCAGTGCCAAATTCAGACTTCGTTGCAAAGAAGTTAATCGTGAATTGCGTGCCGCTAAGAATCTGGAGGATGGTCCAAGTACCATTGAAAGGAGTATTGCTGTTGCCCGTAATGACGATGGTTTCGTTTGGGAACAACCCAGAAGTCGAGGCTACGTTGACGGTTGCAAAGGTGTTCGGGGAACCGGGAGAGAAATGAAAGAAGAACGAGATTGAGATAACTGGTATCTGGGTCTGGAACGAATTAGTGAAAGATACATATCCCCAGCGTTGGTTTAAAACCCCCTGCGTAATGGGCATGACATTGAGCAGGGACTGCCACATGGATTGATCTTGGGCAGGGGGTTTGATGTAGGAGTTCTGGCCAGTGCCCGCGAAGTTATCCCGCATGTAGCGGACGGGGGGCTTGGGTTGTTGACTGATAACAACCGGATCAAGCGGCTGGATTGGAGTGGAGTACCAGGACATTAAGGAGTCAAGAGACTGAGGTCGATGGTTTCAATCGTGGGGAGGAACCCGCCCAGACTGGCAGGATCAGGGCTGATGTAATCGGCAAACCGGTTCATCTGATTGCGATCACGAACCATGGCAACGAGTCCGGTGCGATAGGTGCTAAGCCACTCGGCGGCTTCGGGAACGCGGCTAAGGAACTTCAGGGCCAACCAGTTTACGCCTGCAATCATTACATCGGCGTAGCGATCTGGAATCTGGATAACTTGCGTAAAGGTGGTAATGGGGGTTTCGATCTTGTAGTAGCGGAACTGGATGATGTAACCGTTGTAGGTGGCAGCGGCATTTCGGGAAGGAGGATTGACCCCGACGGTTATCAGGCCGCTGGTTGGCTCGATCCAGTTGGTGCCTAGAGCAATCGGGACAGCTGATTGTAAAGTGGAGTTCTGAGGCAGGAAAGATGTCTGCGAAGCGTAAACGTTGTAGAAGTTATAAGGGACGCCTGCGTCATTTGTAGGGACCAAGGTGGTGGGGGTCTGGACCACGGCCAGGAAGTTCGCCGGGATGTAGAGCGGCGAGGAGTAGGCCGCGGCAGTTGACTCGCCTCCGAGGCCGTCTACAAAGGTCGTGACTAGGTTGTAGAGGCGGGCGGGAAGAGAACCTCCGGCTACAATGTTGACCAAGGGAGGTTCGGGCTGCGGGGCTTGGGTGTTTTGATTGTCAGGGGCCGGGTAGATGTTCAGGGTGAATGGAGTGTCAACGTTGTTGCGATAGACTGCCGGGCGGCCTGGACGAGAAGTGCCGTCAGTGTAAGCGAGGACAGAGGACACAGGGGCCTCAGCGACTGAACCTAGTTCCCGATAGTTGGACCGATCGTAAACAGCCCCATGTTGAATCCACTTGACATCCGTAAGGTTGAGCCCGGTGTCATAGGTGCCTTGAGGGGCACCACCAGTAGCTCCGATCCAATAGGCAGTTACGCCTTGGCGAGTTATGAAGGTCTCGACATCAGACAGGAGGAAGTCCCACTTCGTGGAACGAAGCATGTCCATGCTGATTCGATTGGCATAGTCGAGTAGGATCGGATGGCTTTGCCCGATCTGGTTCATGATATCTGTTACAGCGGAGTTGACTATTTGCTGGACGGTCGTAGACATTATCGAATAACTCCGGTGCGGTTGCCGCCCTTGAGCTGCTGATAGAGCTGGAACCAGGACATGGCTTCTTGCTGGCGACCGATGTAAGCGAAGGCCATCCAGTTGACGCCAGCCACTACAACATCGAGGCCATCGTCTGGAATGATCAAGGTATCAGTGAGGTTCTCTAGATCAGAGACCAATTGCTCGTAGGTGATGCTGAGGGTCGAGAGCCACGGAAAGTCAGGGGGAGCAGGGCGGATGATGAAGGTCGTCGGGGCAATGAAACGGAAGTATTCTGGGATGCCACCGAACTTGTAAGCTTGATAAGGGGAGGCGAAAGCTACTGTTCCTGATGAACGCCCTTGTTCTTCATTCACACGGGACTGAGTCGGAGTAGGTTGGTCCAAGTCAGCATCCGAGGGAGTCAAACTCATATTGAAATTGGTGTCGTAAACGCTTACGATCCTGCGGATGCTGGAAGGCGGAGTCAGCGTATAGGCATTTGTGGCCACTGCCGTGGTGATCGAAGTGATGTTCAGGTTCTGATTAATGTACAGAGAACTATGCAGGAGGTCCTTGTGAACCCTGTCCGTCCAGCTCATGATCACGTTGGCGTCATTGCCCGAGGCGGTCAGGACCTGCCGAGTGTCTATGCTGACTGCGTTTACGATGTCTTGAACCTGCATCTATTGACCGTCCCACACGATGTTGAAGTCCCAGCTAACCCCGTTGGTGGCGAGGAAGGTTACACTGGCCTCTGGTGCTGTCTCTTGCACGTCCCCCACTGGATTCCCCCCTATGATGCTCTGCAAGGCGTTGATGTTCCGGGAGTGGGTAGTGACCATCAGGGTCTCACCCTTGACCTCCGAGTAGGTCATCAGCCGGTGGAGGAACTCCGACCAGCGATTGTAGAAGGTCCGGTAGGACTCCCCATGAGGGGCCCGGATGTCCGGGTAGTTCTTGAGATATTCCAACTTGGGTCCAACGAGGGCCCCCTCTTTGCCCATCAAGTCCCCGAGGTTCCAAGGCAAGGCGGCGTTGTTCGTGGTGACTTGCTTGCGCCCCCGGGAGACCATCTGCGCCAGCAGGAGGGCCCGCTGAAGCGGCGAAGAGATGATTCGCTTGAAGTCATAAGGAGACTGGTCCAGGAACTTGATGGTCCTCTCGACTCGCTCGATACCTTCCCGATCCAAGGGAGGATCAAGCAGGGCGTCGACCTTGGTGTCATAGGTCGTGTTGCCGTGGCGGACAAGCAATATTCCTCGCTCCAACGGGGTTAGACCTCGACGATCAGAGTATCATCAGCGGAGTTGGAGATATCTTCCCGAACAGGATGACCCAAGATTATGCAGCCATCGCTGGCTGTATGATTGAGGCCGGGATTGTCCCCATGAATAAAGAAGGCTGATCGGCCAAACATCTCGTTCGAAGGATCAGGAAGCAGGGGCATCGCGAATACCCCTACTTGATGATCGTCCCGAGGTTGGCCGATCGTATAGGTTCCGGTTGGAAGCGGACCTACGTCCGGCACGTTTGTCATGGCGGCGTTGTTCAGGCCTTCGCCATGTCCTGCATAGCCATGTGCAACAGGGATGTTGTTCTGGTTAAGCAGGGTGCCGGACGAGATTTTCCAGGTCCAACTCACAGAGTAATTACCTTGGTGGCATCCACGAAGGCTGGTCGATCCCCGGACGGAGCAGATGGGGCTGTGGTTCCCATCGCTACGTGCCCGAGAGCTTCACGGTCTACCTGTGGACTGAACAAACGAGTTACTGATCGGTTGAAGGCTTTTAGACGGCCCTTGACGTAATCAGCAATTACTCCAGGAACCTGATAGGTCTGGCCCTTGGAGAACTCGACTTTGTTCAGCCAAATCGAGGGGTGTTCCTTGCCCGTGACATCCTCATCCGGGATCGTGACATACTGCCACGTGTCCTTTGGAGTCTTGAGGAAGTCCTGGACAGTTGTTGGCCTTTCGGCGACTTTAGTTTCAGCTGGCATTAGACCCCCGTGCCTCCTGTACCAGAGTAGCCCGAATCCATATGGCCGCTGCCGCTCTGGGGAGAAGTCTCGGGAGAGACTAGGCCTGCGTCCTGGTGGCCGATCTGACCGAGCCACGGGGAGCGCATTCCCTTGTCGTATTTCTGATCCAACTGAGCATGGCCGTCCGGGCGAGTCATATTGATAATGGTGTCGCCAGGACCGCTCTGTTCAAATGAATGTCCCATGTTGTAAACCTTTCTGGAAGGGGGCCGAAGCCCCCTATCCTAGTTAGTTCGTGACGCTGTTAGCGCCCGAGCTACGCACACGACGAATCCAGTTCTGGTTCGTGATGACCGACTTGAAAGCGAACTTCCAACCGATCTTCCGCGATTGCTGCAAGGGGTCGAGCTGACCTCCTGGAGCAACCACATAGACGCGCAGGTTCTGCAAGTCGCTGATCTGAAATGCAAACCGGGCAATTCCGAACGAGGTGTAAACCTTGCTGGACTGGCCCGCAGTAGCCTGCGAGGTTGCAGCAAATGCCGGGGAGTTCGAGCGGATTACTCTGAACCCGCCAAGCATTCCCACTTCACCGCGCCAGATTTTCTCAGGCGCACGGAACTGGTTGCTGGCCTTGAAGTCCGGGTCTTTCAGGAGCCCGGCGTAGACCTGCGGAGGAGTGACGAAAACATACTCGCCACCTTCGAAGGGTCGTCCACCTTGATCTTGGAGAGCCGCATCAAGTTCAACCAGGTCGGGGTAGCCGACCAGGTCAGAGCCGAGCAAGCTGGTGTCACCGGCTCGGTTGTTAGGATAGTACGTGTTGGTTGCGGCATTGAGCACGTTAAAGATGAGCTGATCGTAGGTTTCTGCCGCTTGCAGACCTAGGACGTAGATTGTCCGCTCGATCACGTTGTGACGAGCTGTGATCTCTGCGAGATCAGACAACCGCACGACCGAGCCATATTGCTCGACCGTAGCTTCGATTTGGTTAAGGGTAAGACCCACAGCATCCGGGGGGATGCCCTCAGTTAACTGCGTGGGAGTCGCGGCCACCGTGAGTTTCTCTTCGCGGACGAACCGAATCGTCTTCGAGGAGTTCGACGGCAAGGGGTGCTTGTCGCCGAATTGATCCAGGATGGTGTTGAACTCAGCGACTTCAAGCAGACGCGCCGACATGTATGTAATCAGTTCGGCGGCAGTTGAACCCGCGTTTCCAGCAGTCCCAAGAGTGACGGTTACGACGTCTGGGCCAAACCCGAAGAGGACGAACACGAGGTTCGTAAATAGCTTAAGATAGTTCACTATATTCTCCTTGAGATTGGGCCCGCTGTGGATTACAGACCGACATCTTCGAAACGCATTCCATTGAACTTGTTGTCCCCGTCTTGGATGAGCTGTTTACGCGCATCATTTGTTACGGGCTTGTTTCCGCGCCAGCTGTTATCTTGCCAGCCTTGTGTGCTGTGAGAGGGCGGGGGCGGAGTTAGGGATGAGGGTTGAAGGGTTGGCTGTTGTCGCACAGTCGGGGTGACTTGGGTGTTGCTTGTCGTAGTTTGTGGCTGAGCGGTTTGATTCATGCCCTGGTAGATGAGGTACATGGACTTGTAAACCTCGGGTAGACGTTGGGCGGCTACTGGGTCATTCTCACCTATCTGGACCATCTCCTTGTACAAGGGGAAGCTATCGAGGACCTTCTTGTAGCCCGGGCCATCGATGAACTTTCCGAAGTCTGGCGTCTCGGCGGTTGCTTGACGAATGGCTCGGAAGCGATTCGTTTCGGCTAGGGTTGCGCGCCAAGGATCGAGCTGAGCCTGGATTGCTTCCTGGGTATGGGTGGACATGAGCCGCTCATACTCCACTCGATCGCGACGCTGCGCAGCATCGGCGACCTTATCGAAGAATTCAGGGTTGCCATAATACTTGTACTGGGAGTTCTTTGCGGGTTCAGCTTGTGGCTGGGTAGACGGCTGTGCCGTCCGCTGCAAAGAGTTTGGATCAATTCCGTTGTCAGTTAGAAACTTACGATAGTTTGCGATCAGTTGATCCTTGTGGGTCGTGCCTTCGATCGCGTCCTCGGCAGTGTTGTAGACAGTCTCTCCTGCTTTCAGGAAGGGCTGACTTGCTTGTGGCTGCTGCTGAGGGTTTGTTCCAGGCTGTGTCGCTTGTGGCGACAACGCGGTTTGCAATTCTGGGTTAGGGAACAAACTATCCCAGTCTTGATCGGCTGCGGGTGCTCCGGATAAATCAACGTGACCGCTGTTATATCCAGATGACACACCGTTTGGTGTTTGAGGCATTATTGCTCCTTGTGGGAATTACCCTTGTGGGGTGTCGTCTTGGCCGACGAGGGTTATGGCCTTGGCAACTTGTTTAAAGGCTGCCAATTCGTCAACCGACGCAGGGCGAGTTTGTGGCTGTTCCTGCGTTAAAATCTTGATGTCCCGCTCGATCTCGCCCGCCCAATAGATTCCTGCTTGGCAATAGCGGAGTTGCTTGTCGTCGAGCTTGAAGCCCTCGTCCAGGGTGGTCTGCATCGAGGCTTTCTTGAAACGAAAGCGTTGGATAAGATACTGGAAGTAAGGGTTGATGGCAAGGGCTTTGAGCCCGTTACGTAAGTCTTCGTTTAGTTCTGGCAGCTTCGCGGACTTGTCGATCTCCAGAACATGATAGTGGTGCTCTGTTTCCCCTTTGAATAAACTCATTTCTCCTCTTTCTAACCCCGTTGATAGCGAGGATTATATAACCTTTGTACACCTGCCCCACCACTCCGGATGGTAGATCGGGTCAGTGTCATCACATTCCAGGTATATGATCCCGCAAGGCATCGGCTCCCAGTTCCCATCCAGGTGGTCCGGGTCACAGAAGAAGTTCTCCGGAGGGGGCGGGACTGAGACCTTGACGGGCTGCTTGGCATGGCAGCCCACCATCAGGATCAAACCTATGAGGCCAAGTCGCCACGCGGCAAACCGCTTGTTCGAGACCGCCTCGATACTCCTGTTAGTCATCTGAGTTGGGGTTGGTCCCCAGGCCTTCTAGGCCCAGGGAATTGGCACCCATGTTTTGAGCGAAGTCCTTGATATGGGACATCAAGCCAGCGCCCGGAATCTTGCCTTCGAACTGGGCCTTGCGAGGCCGACCGTCTTTGCCCGTGGTGGTCTGGGGCTTGGACTGGGCGATGCGGGCCTTGCCCTCGGTGTCCATCATGGCTTCGAGCATCATCATTTCGATGTTCTTCTTTTGCTCGGCCATCTGCATGGCTTGAACTTGGGGCGGCGTAAAGAGCAGCTTGTTTACGTTCCTGACCTCGAAGGCCTTGAAGAGTTCTTTGAGGGATTCGTATTGATTAAGGAACGGTGATTGAGAAGCCAAATTAAATAGTGCAAGTAAATTGCGTTGACGGATGACGCGATTGCTTGCATAGTTCGCAGCAACGAGATCAAAATCCAGCGTACCAATCAACTCCTCCGGTTGCATAACCACCCATTTTTTGATAGCTGGGTTTTCTCCGGTGATTTGAAACTCCATCGGGTCAGTGATGTATTGTTGCACCATGCTGGCACACATGGTCAGAGTGGGCTGGAGGATTTCGAGTTCGAGGTTGCGAACGAACATCTTAAAGCGGAAGCCCGACTCGTTCATTACGGAGCTAATGCCCGTGGCGGTTTTGTTATTGGTGGGCGAGCCAACGCCCTTGGAGTAGAAGTCTGAGACGCCCGAGGTGTTCTCGATGAGCATCTTGTAGACTTCCAGGATTTGGTAGTCGCCCGGCGAGGGAGTGAAGAAGGGAAGCGGGAAGATGACCTTGGAGGGGTCGCCTGCGACTGGGACCTTACCACCCGGGGTGTTGAAGGAGTTCAGGGCGGACTGGTCTATGTCCGCGCTCGTGTCATAGGCATAGCGATGGTTGATGCCGAGGTTCCAGTTGTCCGTGATCATGTTCACGAACTTGCACATGCCCTCGGTCAGGTCGGAGATGATCTCGATGGAGCCAAGCCCGAAGATTTCATTTGGCAGCCGAATGAAATTGGTCATTACTATCGGGCACTTCTTATGCATGAAGGGGATCGGACCGCTGTAGAGCAGCAGTGGAACCCCTGCATACACGGTGCGCTTGAAGGGCGAATATCCGGCTGCGCGGTAGCTGGCGCGCAGGTCCTTCCAGGAGATCGCCTCAGCGTCCTCGCCGTAGGTTATGATGGACTGGGTCTGGGCATATTCATCCCAGTGCTCCGCCAGTCGAATGACTGTGTCCATTGGATTGTCTGGGGGCCGGACATTCTGTGATACCCGTTTAACCAGGGTGTCGAAAGCCTCCGGGATATAGAGGGGCTGCTTTGAGGGGTCTTGCATGGCAGCCTGGAGGCTCTGGGTCTGCTCCCGCATCATTTGGCCAAGAGTGCGTTCAGTGAGGTGAGCCACAATGCCACCATCAGGATCAACCAACAAATCATATACATCAATAGGAAGAAATCTAGGACGATTTCGGGGGACTTGTTTCTGAGCAGGACGGTGCCCAAGTATGACAGGCTGCATAACAGGCTGGCCGGTACTAGGGTCCATAGCGGGCTGGACAATCGGCATACCGTCCGGGCCAATAGCCGGAATAGGTTCCGAATACGTAACTGTATCATAATCCCAGTCCCAATCCACCTTCATGGCCGAGTGGCCATAGATAGCGATGTTCCGCACGAGAGACTCGAAGTGTTTGGTAAACTCGGCCCGCTTCAGGAGGCGGAGCAGGACGACCTGCATCTTCTCGGCAGCAGGCTCGTCCTGAGCTGATCGCCCTTTGCATTCAAACCAGTCCTCATATGAGAAGTAAGCGTCGAGGACTCGGGCGACTATGGTCTCGACATTGGAGAACGGATAGGTTACAAAGGTGTTGGACCTGGGCGTGATATTATCCGGATAGAAACGCTGGTCACGCTGCCCGAGATACTGGCGATAAAAATAGGCCCGGCGCTGATCGTATTGCTTCCTGAAGTACCGCATCCTTCGAAGGTGCGATACAACCTTATTGGTTATGTCCGCGTTCGGATCGTCATAAGTGCTGACGAACGGTGCGGTTGATGGGGTTTGATATTGCATAGCCTCTTATGTTATGGGCCGGGCACCCAGTTGTTTACGTTGTAGGGATTAGGAGTTGACAGGACTTGCTGGACCTGGGGGTTGTCCCAAGCTAGACGGTTGTTCGCGTCGTAGGCCCAGATCAGATAAGTTCCTCCCGCAGGCACGAGTACATCGTTGGGCCAGATGAATATCTGTGCCCCCGTGAATGTCCCCTGTACATAGCCGTTGGCATCGAGAGGAATCTTCACTGCCATGTTGCCGACGATCTGGGCATTGAAGGGGGCGGCTGCATCATGCTGGAGACGCATGATGAGGTAGCCGTTTGCGAGGGGATTGCCGAGGGCGTCTTGAAAGGGCCCGCCAATTAATTGAATCTTAAGGGCATTCAGATTAACAGGCGTCAAGAGCAGCAGTGCCGCTTGATTTAATCTGGTGTTGCCCTTGCCGGACCCAGTAGCCGTTAGGTTCTTTACGGCTATTTGCAATACCTCTTGGTTGAGGCGTACATTGCCTCCCGAGGAGGCTAGTTTAGTTACGCCTACTTCAAGGACTTCTTGATTTAGCCTAGTAGACAATTAACCTTCAATGATTCCGATTTGTGTGCTGTCCGCGCCAGTGAAGCCCCAAGCTGAGGAGGTAGCTGGGTCATTCTGAACGACTGCGTCATAGAACAGATAGGAGGAAGTCAAGGCTGGGGTAACAACCGCCCCGCCGTCCGTTGTGCCACTTCTGAAGAACAAGCTAGGCGTATGAGGGCCTGCATCGTCGCGTTCCAGAGACGCCCGGATCATTACGAAGATCGGGTTGACGCCCAGACCCGCGCTCTGCATGGCATAGGAGTCTTTGGTTGTAGAGACGTTGTTGGCATTGTAATCTGAGGTGCTTGGAGGCTGAACAGCGGCGTTCTGAAAATTTGACCCAAGGCCGTTCGGGGTCCAATTTGAGTAGGTCCCGGCTCCAGAGGGCATCTTGGTTAGGATGCGGGTATCACCCGAAGGCAAGGCATTCAAGAACCCCGTCGTGCTGTCGAAGCAGAAGAAGTCATCATATCGGAACGTCATGCCGGAGTTCCCGGAGTCGCTTCCGATGCTGACTTGCGTGGAGTAGGAGTTAGTGGTGGCGCGGGTGTTAAGACCGGTGCTGGAGATGGCAGCTACAGCATTGCCGTTGATAAAACAGGACACTGCCCCCGCTGAAGGATCAACAGTCACGGACATCGATATTCCATACCAGGTGTTGGCAGCGATCGTGGCGTTGGGGGTTATTGCACCGATGGCAGTCCCAACGGCATTCCCTCGATAGAACTGCAAGGCCCCGTTGGGGTTGAGGACGAGACTTACTTGCTGGGTCCCAGTGTCCCACCAAGCGCAGATGCTTACATTGGAGCCAGGCAGGGAAGTGGTCTTGAATCCAAACCCCATCATCACTGTAGCTTGGTTGGACGTGAGGTTCTTGCGGATGTAGGTATTGGACACACCACATTGCAGGGAGGCACCTGGAAGCGCGCCTGGGGGATTGAAGCGCACGTCGGCATTGGTCTGCGGGGTGTTGTTAAGGGCGTCCCATGGATACCCTGCACCCATTGAATATGGCGGGGTGCCGTAGTTGTCGAAGCCGTCTGCGAATTGATAGGCCATTAGGTTGTCTGCCTTAAGGGTTGAATCCAATAGGTGACGTTGCCACCTGTGGGATTGAAGATTCGAAACCGATCCCAGTTAAGCGGGACTTGATAGGTCGCCACAACTCCGTTGGGGATTCGGAAGTCCGCCGTGGTTGCCGCAGGCATACCGGCGTTGCCGAAGCGAATGTTAATGTCCCCGTTGGCGTTGATTGCGAATATCTGATACCGCCCCAGGACGATTTCCGCCGATGCTGTAACTGTGGCCAAAGTGGCGCTGATATCAGCGGTCGTGGTGTTGGCGGTCGCGCCTCCAACGGGAACAAAGATTGATGTGTAGATTGCCATAGTTACTCCGAGGTTGAAAGATGGACCACTAGACCGCCGGGTCCGCTCCAATGATTGCCGTTCTCGACGCAGAAGATTTGAGAGTATTCAGCAGGAACATTCCCATACCAGCGAAAAGAGTCGAGATTAACAGTGAGCAAGGCGGACTGGACAGTGCAGTATTTGCTTATAGATTGCGGGTAGAACCAAGTGTCGATGGTGCCGTTAACGGAGCAACCTTCGAGGCAGCCGGTGCCTTTGTAATAGAGATGAAACATCCCGTCGTCGTAAGCGAAGCCGTTGCCTACGAAGCCTGAACCGGGGCCGCCGCAGCAGAGTTCGAAGTCATAAGCAACTCCGGGGATGAGTTGGGCGGCGTTAACCCCGCCCTCCCCGAGGGATTGCCCGAAGCATGAGGCCGCAAAGAAAAGCAAAGTCCAGAGAAACTTCATTTAATCACGCACCCGCTTCCAGTGAGGTGGCCGTTCTGGGCAACAGACCATGTTGAGCAGTCAACTGTTGTGGGCGGGGCGGAGAGGTCAGCGTAGCTGTAATCTCCCGCTACTGAGACCACCGCGCCTGCTCGACCGTTGAATGAGGCGACGCCTGTTCCCACTACAGCTGTTACCTTGAAGTAAGCTGCGCCGTTGGCACTGACGTAGACGCCATCGGCATTGGCGGGGTCATTGGCCACGCTGCATTGGACAACGGTCTTCGCTGCCGGAGCTGGACACGAAGCTAAAAGAGTTGCGCCATCGATGGTGATGGCCTGCCCAAATAATGGTGAGCTTACGATCAAAAGTGCCAATGCGAATAGAACTGATTTCATGAATTCTCCTAGTTGATTTTTACGTTGCCTTGAATCTTGGTATTGCCTTGGATGACAGTGTTCTGAGTGAAGCCTCCTGCGGAGCGATTGAGCTTCGCGACGAGAACATCAGAGCGGCAATCGGCGGTGGCTTCAGCAAGTTGCGAAGGATCATTAATATCGGGCACGCCTTCCCAAGTTATTGTTCCGTCAGTGAAAGTTCCGATTGAGGCTACTGTTTTGCCTTGTGGCCAAGTAGGATGAGTGGTCCCGATTGCACAGGCTCCGGAGCAACTCTTTACTTGATAGAGATTGTTCGCGGGGTTATTCTGGTTAAGATACGGGAAGGTTATTTGTCCAACCTGCCAAGTAACAGCCCCGCTGTCTTGATTGTCCCAGTCCGGCCCGCCGATATTACATTTGGCTTTACCGGCTTGACTGCCCACTTGACCAAACATATCAGAGGGAATCATAGCATAGTTCCCGGTTTGGGAGACTACTGACATGCCATATCGAGTATCGAAGGAAGGGGACCAGCCAGTGTTAAAGGCATGAAAGGCGCGTCGGACTTGCCCAAAGGTGCTCGGAGAACACGAACCACTGCCATTGAGAACCCCCGGAGAGCAATAAGGCGGGCCTACGAAGAAGCCTTCTCCATACAGGGCTCCTGGCAATACTCCATGTGCCAGGTCAACATTCGTGCCTACGTTGGAGCTGGCAACCCAAATCCAATTGGTATCAGTGGAGTTACCGTTGGTATTGCCGAAGTGCTGGTCGCCAGGGGAGGTGATGAATGTCCCCGGTGGATTCTGGGGGCCTAATTGCAGAAGCGGTGCATTGGGTTGCGTGTAGTAGTGATAGGTGTAATTTTTTCCTGCGGCAGTTCCTATGAAACCTTTCCAAGTGTGCCCGTCACAATTGAAGGTAGTAGGATTGCCGTGGGAGTCATTGATCGTCGAACCGATTCCGATGTTGCGCCAAGTCAACCCGTTGTCGCCTGTGTCGCTACCTGGAGTTTGATTCCAAGTAGGAGGGGCGGCTCCGCTTGTCCCGCCTGTATGGTTGATGATCTGATACATGTAGCCTGCGGTGTTTGTTGCACCGAATGTTCCTGTCGGGAGAATGCGATCGCCGGTTCCGTTGTAGGTGTTGTTGGCCTTCCAATTAGGCGCACCAATCCCACATTGCTGGACGTTGTTGGACCCCTTGGGCCAGAAGTAATTGCTTACGGTGTAGGTGCCATAGGGGAGGCCACCAGATTGAGTGGCCGACAGAGTAACGTTGGTGGGATTGGCCATGACGCCATCGTGGATTTTGAAGCGATCAGCCTGTCCACCGCAACTGCCGCCAGGACAAAGGGGGCCGTTATATTGATTGTCGGGGATGTTGCCGAGGTCAGTCGTGACAGCAGGAGTGCCGTCGGTATGGGTCACATCCCCTGTCAGGGTGTTCCAGATATCACACCCGTTCTGCCCAATGGTGAAGATCGTATAGAAGTAACCGCTACCTTGACCCTTGAGGAGGGAGAAAGGAACAGCGAAGGACTGGCCGTCTTGGCTGCTCAGGGTTCCTGTCCACTCTGTCAGGGGAAAGGTATCAGGAGCGGCACCCGTTCCATTCTTTGAATTGGCCAGGCAATTTGTCCCGGCGTAATCGAACAGCTGGGCGGAACTGATGATCCCGCCAGACCCTTGGGTCAGGTTAAGGTGGTTGTCCTTCAAATAGATGCCAGGACCAGTTGAGTTGTCTAAGGTATAGATATGGTCGCGAGCCGAGCGAGACCACACAGTTCCTGCGGGAAACTGGACTCGGGTGTACGTGGGCGCAGGCCCTGTTAGAATCTGACACGATGTCCCATCCCACAAGAAAACAAACACCCCGCCGCCGTTGACAAGAAGAAGCATGGCGGTGTCATCGGTATTCCAGAGATTAACACTGGGGTCATCGGTGGTTTGCCAGATAGTTTGGGGCTTGCTAATGTTATAGGTGGTGTCAGTGTTGACATCTGTGCAGCGGACAAGGGTGGTGCCAAAGTCTGAGGGCGATACGGTGGTTCCTGCACCTGTCAGATTCCCGCACTGGGCCATGGTGTAGATAGTCGCGGTTCCGAAGGGATCACAGTTATTCAGGCCCCAACTGGGCAGGGGGCTGGGATAGTTTACCGCACTGGTCGTGTTATTGAAGCAATTGTAAGCAGGCGGGCTGCAGCCTTGGCCATGAGCGAGGCCAGCTCCTAGAAACATGAAAGCCAAAAGAAGGAACTTCTTCATCAATATCCTATGCAAGAAAATTGAATCTTGTCACCAGAAACGACGGTTCCGGTGACAAAAGTTGCGGTGGTGGTGGATGAGGAGGTTTGATGAGGGTTGGTTACGTCAGCGAGGGTGGTGATATCTACTACGGTACAGGACCAGCCATTGGGGGCTGTAGCAGAGTTGCCCATCGTAACGATTTCAGTGCAAGAGGTTGAGCCGACTGCGAAGTATCCAGCAGTAGCACCTCCGGCATTCGTGCCATCAGTACAGCCGTTGTTGGTCGTGAACTTGGTTCCTACAGAAATGTAACCGGCGGCTTTGAGTCTTGCGGTAGTATCACTGCACCCAGAATCTCCGTTAAAAGAAACAACTGCGGCAGCCGAGCGTCCCATGCAGGTGTCGTAAGCGCCTGTGCTAGAGGTGGAACTGGCAGTCATGCCATAACCGCCACCGCTGATGGTCTTGGCTCCGGAGGTGTTGAAACGGAAGAACTCGTTCGTGCCGTTGGTTAAGCTGTAGGTTGCACCAGCGGGATTGTAAATACCAGCACCTGCGGTGTCTCCATTAAACCTCAACCCAGCCCCGCCTGCGGCACCTGCTCCTACTGTAGTAATACCCGCTGCGGCAACAGTGAATTGAACGGTTTGCCCGCTAAGAACCCCATTAGTGACCGTGCCGCCTGTGACAATTTCAAAGTTTGTCGCACTTACTGGCCCGTTCACTACCAAAGGAATGGGGGTGGTATCGGTCCCAGCTGCATTGACAAGCAACGAGATCGACGCATTGTTGTTTGTGGAGTTGGAGTTTTGAATCACATAAGGTGCAGTCAAAGCCGCTGTCTCTACACCAGCAAAAGTGATTTCATGCAGAGCAGCAGTTTCAGTAATAGTAGCCTGAGCCGCAGCTCCAGTTACCTGATCCAGAGAAGGAGCGCCTGCGGCATTGTGACAAGCCCCATCGGCCCCGAGGTATTGGGTTCCTGAACAAGCAGTGAACAGAGCTACAACTCCGGCAGCCGTCGTGGGGCCACTGCCTCCGCCTCCTCCACCAGAGAACTGGCCCTGGCCAAAAGCCATCCCGGCCAGCAAAAGCAACCAACTAAATTTGAAAAGTTTGAACATAATTACCTAGGAAAACAACTGACTTCTAAGATGTCGCTGGCATTCCAAGCCCCGGGAGAAGGAGAGCCGCTTGAATAGTTCCCGATGGTCGAGGAGGTTGTAGAATCGGCAGTTTGCCGGGTTGTATAAATAAGGGAAGTGAATGTCGTAAGATCATTGGCCCAACAATTCCAACCATGAGCTGCGGTTGGCAATCCAATTGACCCGGTGCTTGCAGATGCACCTGTTCCCACGTTGATTTGAAAGGCGGTAAAAGCCGCGCCCGAAGCGGGAACAATAGCCGCTCCTGTACCAAATCCAGAGGCGATCGTAGGCGATCCGGTTGGGATCAACATTGGATTAACAAAACTTGCGCAAAGATTAGTAGCGGAAGCCACGCAGCCAGGAGAATTGGTTGTACTGGACCAAAAAGTGACACCATTTCCAGCTGCGCTCGCGTCCATCATGTTATAGGCTGTGACAGCAGTCGGGGCAGTATGACCAACAGTGTTGGCGATAGTGGAAGGCGCGGTTCCTTGTCCAATGGCCACCAGGCCAGCTACACCGCTTATAAACTGCGCCGATGCCAATTTTAACGTGCCACTGGTATCTCCGGCAGTTCCATTACCAAATGCAAACGAATCAGATGCAAGACGTGAGATGCCCGTATCCGGAGGATAAGTGCTGCCCTGTGAAAACCCAAGCACTGTTCCGAACAAAGTTGACATATTTAAGTCTGAAAAATTTTGTGGTAATGCAGACCCGTTATTGGTGTTAACCCCCATCCTGAACACTTCTGTCGGTGTGATACCGGAAACAGTGGCAATAAATTGTATATTAGCTACGTGGTTTGATGTGGTCCATGCTCCCACGTTTCCATCCGCCTGAGAAGCTATGGCCACCGGTCTGTTATACGGGAATGTACCTGTCGATCCAGCATAGTTCGTCCCATCGAACCCGTTGAATGTGATCTCTCCAAGATAGTCACCGGCCACGGTAACTGGAGATGATTGAGTACCCTCGCTTTTTAAAAAAGCGAGTTCGGACGACAGAAAGGGGGTATTATTATGTTCCCATAGCATAACGCCACCGCCAGCCCAAGTAGAATGTATCTCGACTGCTCCGTAGGTAGGACCAGGGGCCGCTCGTGTTGTCGCAGAGCCGAGCAACATACTGGTATATCCGGTATTGCTATTCCAATCTGTTCCACTTGCAATCTGACCAATCTGTACCGGGAATCCGCCTGTCGATTGATTTAGGTTAAGAATGTTGCCCGAACTATTCCACGTTAAATTAGAACTTCCCCCGAATGCACCAGCGTTGTTGAATTGAACTGAAGAAACAGGTGCACTAGGTGTTCCGCCACCGCCGCTTCCTCCATTACAATTCCATGCCCCATTAATTCGAATAGCAAGAGCGCCCGTCCCTCCCCCTGTACAAGGACTAGAACCAAAGGTTCCGTCAGACAGATAGATCAGAGTGGTAGAGGTAGATATACCTCCAAGTGCAGAGAAGGCAATTGGCCCAACTTCGATCCCAATAGTAAACTGATTGAATCCGCTGAACGTGTTGTTACCCGAGAACGGATTGTTCCCTTCACGAGTGGCAGTGTGGACGGTTGATTGCCCCCAACCAAAAGAGACTAGTCCTAATACAATAGCTAAAAGCTTCTTAATCATTCGTCCAGCACCACGATGATGTTAGTTGTGTCTTCATTGATGAATTGATTCAGGGTACAGGACCAGATACTGAAATCGGCGCTCACCGTCAAAGGAGTCGCGCCGGAGATGCTGGAGGTTAATCCCAAAGGGGGCCAGAATGACATTGACACGCTTGATGGATAGGGAGCGACAGCCTGCGTCCCAACTCCCGCTTGCGAAGTAGTGGCAAGTACTCCGTTGTCATCGATAGTTAAAGTGAATCGAAGAAGATCAACAGAGGTTAAAAGAAACGAAGAACTAGCCGCAGTAGGAGAGACCTGCGTCGCAGCGATAGCTGGGGATGTGGGCCTAAACCCAATCACTCCACTAACAGAAAGCTGCCAATAGAAAGACGGGCTCGTGAGAACCGGGGCGACGTAGTTTGGCAGGATCAATGGAGCGGTTGTAAAGATCAGACCGCCATCGTCTCCAGCTGTCACGATCCAGAAACCCCCACTCCCGTCTTGAAGAATTAGATTTCCGCAACTCATGTTTTAATCGGGACCCATGCGGGGGTGGGGGTGTTGCGTTGTTCGCCTCGGGAGACATCGACCTTGTCAGCATCAAGGAGTTTCTTCTCACAAGTATTGCACCAAACTGCCCCATCGGCATAGGTGACAGCTCGTCGACGACATGTCCTGCAAGCCCAAGGACTCGGTTCGATGGTGTTCATCTGGACACTCTTGGGGAGCCTTCGAGTCGGCGAGTGGGGCGGATAAATATAGATAATCGAGGGCATTAGTTTTCCTCATGTTCAACCTTGAAGTCGAACTCGGGAATGAACTTGAACTCCCCTTTGTCGTCTGCCTCGGCAGCATGGCGTATCATTGCCTCCAACCTGTCAACATCCTCCGGCTTCGACCCTGCAATGCACCACTCTGAAATGTAATACGCCGCCCAGCACTCGCGACATCCGTGAGTAATTGGCGGCGTTCCCTTGTAGTAATAATTGTGTTCTGGGCAAGCGGCAACAAAGAGGTCTTCCTCTTTGCCATCGACCAGTCTCGTAATTCCTATGAACTCCAATTAACGCCTCGCATTAACGGGATTTGCATTTGCGTTCCAAGAGATGGTGATTTCTGACGCCATGTTACATTACTTCTTTCAACGTACAGCATTGTACAACAGTTACCGCCAGGGCCTTAGCCACCTTAACGCGAGGCAGGAGGAGGGCGAAGATGCTGGGCGCGAAAGAGGGGGAACGCGCCATCGAGCCCTGGCGAACTTGTGGTTAGAGATTGATTGTGCCGATAGTGGTTTTATCGACATTGACGGCTACACCGGCTACAGTGTCCCAGCAACCGCCATCGCCGTCTTGTTCAACTATGTTACCGCTGGCGATGACCTTGGGTGAAACAACTGTATTGCCATTCCCGGTTGCACGAGAGATGTAAGCGTCGTTGTTGGTGTAGGCATTGGTAGGCATGTTGCCGCCTGAAATTGTTTCAATGCCGCTATTGTTGACTACATTGTATCGTTGGCTCATAGGATGCTAACCCCGTTGATGCGAGGAGATTTAGTTGCTCAGCATGTCATTAATGCCGACATTGGTGTTATCAGGAGAAACATTGACTCCCGCTGTGGTGTCCCAGAAACCCCCGTCCGAGTCGCGCTCGACGTTGTCGCCGACGGAGGCTCCCTGGACGGCCCGGGTGACAGTGATGGTCTGACCCGCAGGGCGAGGGAAGGTTGTGACCCAGGTGTTGATCGGGGTGACGTTTCCCGCTTGGGTCTGGGTGGTACCTTGGGTATCAATGGAGTTGGCGCGATTACTCATGGGCTAAACCGGGTCCTTGAAGTTGGTGGAATTGACATCGAGGGCCTGGGAGACTGTGTAATCCCAGGTGCTGTAGTCTGCCCAAACCCCGACTACATCTGTGGTGGCTGCCGCGGACTGGTTGGCAGAATACGGGCCCTGGTCGGTGACGGTCTTGGACTTCTCGCCAACCATCATACCTTGGACCTGGGTGGTCGAGGTGCCAGATTGGCCGAAACTCGACATCGCTACATCAGTAGGGAGAACTCGAATGCTGTTTGACATGTTACTGTCCGTTCTTCGGGCACGTGGTCGTGCCGACGGTGGTGTTTTGGATTGATACATACGCGCCCGAGGTTACATCCCAGAGGGCCTGATCGGCGCGGATTGCAATTGGGTGGGAGTTGGAGGTGACTACAGGAGGTTGAGTTCCAAAGTAACTAGACCCTCCACCTGTTACACTCTCGACATTGCTAGAGTCGGCGTTGCCTGGGTAGGCTACGACGTTATTTGCATAGGACGGATTGACCGGTTCATTTGCCATTATTTTCTATTAAGCTCCGGAGTTGGATTGATGCAAGCGCCAGCTTGCCACCTACTAGCATCCAGACGAGGGGCAGGTAGAGGAAAGCAGCCGCCGTTACTAAAAGATTGATCCCGGCCAGGGCCAGTAGGCCCAAGGTCGGACTGATCTTGACAAAGTGCTGGACCACTGGATTCAAGTCGGGAACGCCTTGCTTCCACCTCTTTTGCGAAATCCATAAGTCTAGTCCAATCAGGATACATAGACTACATCCTAGAAGTAGCTCCGCCAGAATAGCCTCCGGAAGCCATGTTGTTGAAGTCGGTTGAGCCGACGATGTTTGAGGCTAGGCGATCGCCACGGCCTACAGAGGGATGATAGCCCACGTTCTCGACAGCGGAACTCATCGGGCCTTGCATGGAGTGGGTGTTGATCATTGGGCCACTCATGCCGGTTGGCGAACCGCCATAAGGAATGGCGGGGCCGTTACCAGCTGGGAGGTTCTCCGTGCCTATTTGACCGTAGTTGGGAGTAACTAGACCAGAGAAGTTCAACTTACATACCTCGCACAGCCTTGAGCTGCGATCATCTCATCCTGTCGAGACCGGTCTTGATCCCGCCCAGCATTCGCATAAGGATGGGCGTTGCCGGAGTGGCCGCAGAGATATTCCTCGCCATCTGCTGTTTGAACAGGAGGCGGGACATGCGGGGTTTCTTCCTCGGTCGGAACTGCTGTGGGAGAAGCCCAGGAGTATGAAACTTCAAATGAAGCCATTAGTATTGTCCTTTGTGACCAGGAATGTTGGCGGCAAGCTTGTCTGCCCGGCCCTGTTCAGGCTTATAGCGTCCTAGCATATAAGCCTGCTGGAGCTTTCGAGAGTCCTGTTCCTCAGACTCCTGGTAGGGATCAGTTTCGTTTTCCATCGAAGTCCGTGTCCATGTGCCACTCGCTGCTTACGTCGCGAACGCGAGCAGGAGCAGTGGGGTCATAAGCATCCCCATAAGTGTAGATGTCCACTTCGTGGACTTCAGCGGGAGTGCCGTTGTTGTCACCGTCCATTTCAATTACCGGGAAAGGAGCGGACAGGAACTCGTTTGGCTGGGCCTGCCCAACCTTCCACAACCGACCTCCCTCTGGACGAGCTTGGTCGGCTGCTGGATATTCCCCATGGTAGTGCATGGGGTTGGAGCGGGCGACTGTGACTTCTGGCTGTCTGCGATCAGCTTCATTGCTGAAGTTGTAATCAGACAGATCAGGAGCCACATCGCCAGGCTGCAAAGCATAAGGTCTAGCCATTAAGCAGTCCTCGCAACATAAATAACCAAACAAAGATCAACCAAGCCAGTTGTGGCTGTAGCTCCAAACACTGTATTGAGGCGGCTATTAGGGGCCATGAGCAGGTTGTCAACGTTGGAATTCAGGGCCAAACTGGACGGGGTATTGGCTGTTAAGACAGTGTTAAGAGCGAAGTTCGTTGCAGATAGAACGTTATTGCCAGAACCATCTGCCGTACCAGCCGGGCAAATTTCAATAGCAACTGTGGCTGCACTAGACGCCGCAGTATGATACCAAATGCTTACACCAAGGACTTTATACTGAGCGCCCAATGGTGTAAGACCACTGGCAAGGGAAGGATTGGGCGGGGCGATAAACAGTGTATATTGGTGACTGGCAATAACAGTGGCCGCATCACCAACCAGTGATACTGGTTCAACAAGTTGATGCGCCACAACCGTAGGGGCCGCAGCGCCATTGGGGATTTCTACACCAGCTAACGGTCCGAATAGACCGTTATCATCTCTCATGTTAAAGCTCATTTTCTTTTTCCTTTTCTTTTAGAAGGAGAGCTGGAGTGCCAGGCGTTGAAAGTTGTCGTTCATGAAAGGTAACTTGTCCACAGGCGCGACAGACATTGACTACGAACAATTTGCCTTCCTTTTGGACGTAAACGACTTCTGCAACGTAGATATAATGGCCACCCCCGCATTTCTTCGAGTCGGTTTCCATTTGATTCCCTCTTGCGAAGCGGAAGGGGGTTAGCCCTCCCGTTCCGAGTTTGACTACATTGGACATTACGGAATGACGATGAAGTCGATCGTGTAGCTAGTGGCAGCGAAGTTTGCAGCCGCCGTCACGACGAAGCCAGTTGTGGTAATCGAGGTTACGCCCACAATGAACACCGTAGCAGACCAAGTGCCAGCATTAGTAGAGCCATTTGAACCAGCAGTCGCGATGACCGTAGTTGGAGCTACAGCAACAGGCGGATTGGCCTGCGTGAAGAACGGGGTCTGAGTACCATCAATAAAACTAATGGTCACAGTCGCAGTCGCAGCATCACCTGTGAAGGTGGCGCGGCCACGATAAGCCATTTCTTTCGAGTCAGCGCCTCCAAAGGCGACTACTTGGTTGGTGAAAGCCGGGCCTGAGCCCTGCCACACTGCATTGGCTGTATTTGCCATTTAGGTTTCCTTTCAGCTTGTGCTATGTGTACGAGTTATTTTGAGAGGCTCTCGTGCGCGGCCTCGAATATGGGGCTTTGGGCTCCATTTTTAAAATCTCTGGTTGTTCCTCTTTAAAGTCTCGGACTCCGGTGTGGGAGTAACTGGTGTCGTTGAAGCGGGTTTCCTGGATGCCACGGCCTATGATTGTTTGGGCGTTCACTGTAGATCACCGGATTTGGTTTCAATAGACTGCACTGCTTGGGCTCGTTCGAGGTCCCCGGCTTGAGCCTTAGCTCCATGATCGGCCTGGAAGAAGTCTAGGAACTTGCTGAGCCATCTGCCCCAGGTCTTGTGTTCGACATCGGCTCGAGCGGCATGAGAGGAAATGGTTTCATCTTCCTGCCCCTTAAGAAGAACCACGTTGGCGGCGATGTCGACAGCCACTAGATCGCGTCTAATTGCGCCTTCCTTGGCAGTTTGAGCTTCCTCGTAGGCGACTTCATCTGGAGTTAGTGGAGCAATTGGGTCACTGGCCATTGCCGGTTCCTTGGGTTTTATCGAAGCTGCGCAGAGCACCCATACCAAGCATGGTCGACAAGAGACCAATCAACTCGGGCATATTGAGTTGAGGCAACTTCGTCGCGTCAAAGTTGACATGGCTTAGAACACAGATCGCTACAATGCAAGGCTGGACAATGTAGGACCAGGCCAAAGCTGCTCCACAACACCAACCTACGAAGGGTCGCCATCCTGCAACGAAGACGCTATTGCTGGCGGCCTCGACGGAATCGACGACCAACTGATCGTGTGCGCTTTGAAGTTCGCCTGCAAGCTCTGCCTGGACGAGTTGAACCTTGGCCGCAGCCGCCGCAGTCTTGTCCGGAAGAATACGATCAATGATCGTATTGCCGATGTTAAGAATCGCGGTGATTGGGTCAAGGGCCAATTATGCCTTTGCAACAGTGCTAGCTGCGGTCTTGACTGCGACGACTGCCGCAGCGACTTTCTTACCATAGTTGTAAGCCAGGTAACCAATTACCGAGCCTCCGACTGCCGCTCCTACTACAAATGTAACGACGTAATGCATTTACTCTCCTAACCCCGTTGATTGCGAGGAATAAGTCGTGGTGTTCCCACACCAAATATACGGCTGTTGCCATGGCGTGTAGGGATAAGTCTGATACCCGCCTCGCCCACAATGCGGACAATAGCCACAATGAGGGCAGGAGCTCTGAACCGGTATTGTTGTCTGACTAGGTGTAACTATTGAGGTTTGCTTGCTGTCTTTGGCTCGCTTCATCTCTTAAGATTGCTCCTGTTCTTCGACCCCGGGGTCTGAGGCAGCACAAATACTGCCAGGCATTAACCAGGTGATCGTTGCGCTTGAGGGGTTTGTCCTTAGATAGACCTTTCTGATCGCCCCGGGCGAAGTAGTCCCAAACATATCTCTCGATTTCCCAGACGAATTTCGGAAGGTTATTAAAGATATAAACTTTTGGATGCCTGGAGGTGCTATCAAGAGTAGCAGAGATATACTCGCGACTTGCATTAAGGCCGTAGTCCTCATATGCAACGTCCGCCAGGCGGCATGGAATCCCATTTTCCCGGTAGAGTTGCTGCCCAGTTTTGTGTGTCTCAGCATTACGTTGACTTCCCCACTTTGGATCGATGAGCCAGATGTCGATTGGATCGCTGCCGTTCTGGACTAGGATGTCCTTGGCGTGCTCGCTGACTATTTTGTTGGACTGATAGTATTCTCGGTAAAGGTACATGTCATCTGTGCCAGGTTCGATTGCAGCCCAGACAGCGGCAGTTGTCCCAGTTGCTGCTGGGTCAATAGAAACAATTCTTCGCCACTGACGTGGTATTGGTTTGGGCTCGATGACATGGACTGATCGCTTCCACAGGGGGTAAACCAATCCTGATCTCTGGATGAAATTCCCGAAGAGCCGCGCACTTTCCTCAAAGTTCCCCTTCCATTTCTCGATCAGCCTCGTTTTCTCGTCATCTGGTACATAGGGGTTTTTAAGTACATTGAGGCTAACAAATTTGATATCCTTTTGTCCCCTCTGCGCATCTTCATAGAGATTGAAAACCCAGGGGGTTTTAACTCCGCTGGCAACATCGGTGAGGGGAGTAAGAGTAAGCAATAACTTGCCGCCACAATCAGCAGTCCTCTGAAAACATTCGTCAAACACATCTGCCTCACACTCCTCGTCTATATGTACAAGATCAACACTTGCTCCTTGGAATTTGTCTCGTCCTGCGTCAGCAGACTTTCCAGTGATAATTGAGCCGTTGGCGAAGTACACTTGAAATTCTCCGTCAACGACGCGCTTAACAACATCCGGGTCACGGGGGAGTAAAGGGGGATGGCCTCGTCCTTGTCGGAGTTTTTCTGACCAGATAACGTTCTTGAGGAGTCCGTAATCGAGGCCTACTATCCAGATGTTGTTTGGGGGCTCGGGTATTGGCAGGTCCTTGACGTATTCCCAGGCAGGTTCTCCTTTGAAATACTCTTTGCCAAGGGCCCACGCAACATCGATAAAGCAACCTTCTTCAGTCTTGCCTGAGCGGTTGCCTCCTAAGATTCCAAATATCTTGATTTCCTTTGTGAATTGTGAGAAGTGATCCCGTTGCTGATCTTGGGCTTCCCAATACTTGACGTAATTCTCTTTGCGCCGCTTGTCGTCGAGGGCTTCGATGATTGCTAGCTGCTCCTCTTTGTCGAAGCGTCTCAGTTGTTCTAGGGCGAAATCAGACTTAGGCAAGCGTCACCCGGGAATTGATAGCAGAGATTTGGGCGGTAGCACCTGTACGAAGTCGTTTTTCATCCTCTGATAGGGGTGCATTCGACTTTTGATAGGTGGGACCTAACGCCCAAAGCGCCACATCCCGTTTCGCTCGCAACCAAGGAAGTACGTAAATCAAAAACTGTTGTGCATCGTTGCCGACTACAACCCAGCGTTTGATTGCTCGCTTGGTATACGAAGTTCGTTTGGTGTTGTATACATGCCCACCAAAGTAGTAATGAAACATTTCAATGACTTCGGGGTCTCCTGTCTGCACAACTACTGTAATTGCCCTAGTCTTGTGAGCCGATACACAACCTTCGCCATCGAAATAACCAGCCAAATAAATCAATGACTCTAAATCAGGGATAATCAATTGGCCAATCTCTCCTCTTTAACTTTTTCTTTCTTGAAACCCGTTAATCGATCTTTGGCTTCTTGGATATCACGGGCCGACAAACCAGAGAAAATGTTTATGTTGCCCTCGTTCCCAGCCCAACCTTCAAGTTTTGCCAGTTTGTCCAGGACACCTGCGGCCTTTTCGAACTCCCCTTCGCTAATCAGACGATCAGCGAGGAACCACATTTGGCCAACAATGACCGATTTTGTTCGAGTCGGGTCATTGGCGATCCCTTGGTAAAATTTATTCTTCTCGACCCTGAGTATTTCCTGAAAGTCTCGCCGCCTTGAAACCTTGTCTGCCTCATCCGGGTCGAGTGGATGCCCTATTTCCAAGGCGGCTTGCTTCAAACTGCATTGTGTGCGGACCATGACCTCTGCCGCTTGGACGAACCAAGCTGGGCAGTAAAGCGGATTCCATGGGCCTTTGCTCATAAAGAGTGCCTTGCACCAATTTAGACTCCCAAACTCCCTCTTTCCGGACAGGAAGAGGAAAATTATTTTTAGAAAGAAAGGGTTTTATTAGTATTAATATATATCTATCTATAATATCTCTCTCTCTTATCTCTGTGGCGTTGTGTTCCGGGGGGCCTAGAGAGACATAATTTAATATAATTGAAATTCCTTGTCCTATATTAGAGATTTCCGGAGTCTAAATCAATATGACAAACCTAGAATCCGCAGTTTACAATCGAATCTCCTCAAAGTGCCACGCCTATGTAAAACACTACTTTCCGACGGAATACAAGAAATTCGTCGCCGCCTCCCAAGAAGAGTATAAAACTCGCAAATCCCGCCGAAACACCCTCGCGGACATCCAAAACATCCTAAAACCTGCCCCCGAGGAGAATCTCGAAACCTCATTAGAAACATGGGATTACGGGGAGGCGGGGGAGAATGGGTCTATAATATAGATGGAATTTTTAAATTCCTGTAATTCGGCGGGTCCCATGATACATTTCGGCCACCCCCGATGACGATAGCTTAAACCTCGCCTAGCCATGTCTATGCCTCGGGTCTCGAGCCTGGGCCTCGCCTCGCGTGGGCGCCAGTAGCCGGGCGGCGGCAGGCGTGTAGAATTTACACGGTGTGTAAGTTTGGTGTGTACATTTTACACACGAGCAATCGAATGGCCGAACTCGCAAGTGGCTGATTCGGCGGGCACTTGCGATTTTGACGGCCCGATTGCAAAAGTGACTGCGCCGTCGGCACCGTCCGGCAGCCCGGTGCTTCAGAGTACCGCGACAACTGGCATTACTTGACAACTGAATAGCGAATGGGCATGGGCGATGCTTCCCCAGTAGCATGAGCAGAGGGAACACGCAATGGAGTAACTCCATGTCTAGCACATTTGTAAAGACCACACCACGAGTCGAAGCGATCGCATTGACCTCTGACCCGAAGATTAGCATTGGGATTGGAGAGAAGGGTTCGCTGGTGATTTACGGATTGGGTCGCTTCCCGGTTTCGCTCTATCCTGACCAGTACGATCGGCTGACCAAGGCCGAAGTGATCGAGGAAACCAAGCTGTTCATCATGGAACATGAGGGACAGTTTGGAGAGCGGAAGCAGGCCGTGACCAAGTCAGACCGCATTGAACTGATGCCTCTGACGCCGGAGAACACCACGCTGTTGGATGGGCACATCTCGAAGCTCAAGGCAGCAGGGGACCACGATGGGGCGCTGAAGTACAATACCATCAAGCAGCTTGCGGCAAGGCAGGGTGGCAAGCTGGGGGTCGATGACCTCATGGAAGTGTACCAACTCAAGGCCAAGCAGTAGGGTGGCCGGGCAGAGTATCGCCCATGCTCATTCGCACCGATGGCTCTGGGCGGTATCTACCGCACGGAGCAATTGACATGGCTATCAGGAAACCAAGGTTGTATGGGCTGTACCGAGTAATCTCTGGGCCGACTGGCAGGTCATACCTGAGAGAGTTCCCAGCGTTAGCCTATCCCAAGGAGCAGGCAATCAGGGTATTCCAGAATGCCCTGCTGGGCGGGATGATGGCAGGGATTATCCGGGAGCTAAGGCCACTGAATAGGGGAATGTTTGGGCAGTAGCCCAAGGGCAGGCAAGGTGCTGCCCAGAGCCATCGGACGCTGTGCTCTAGGCGCAACCAGCGCACGGAGCAAGATCATGGCAAACCTGGTTAAGGCTGAAGGACGAGTCGCAGAGCTGCCGTTGAACCCATTGGACAGGGCCAAAGAGGAAATCCTGAAAGTCCTTTCTGAGCGTAAGTGGGATTGCAAGGAATGGGAGCGGTTCGTCGTGGATTGGGAAACCGGACGGTATCTCAAGAAGTGGCTCAAGGGCTACTGGATGAGACAGCGGCGATACGGTGAAGTCCAATTGCTGATGGACACTGAACTGGCTGTATATTGCCTGTACGTCAAGCCGAACTGAGAACAAGGCGAAAGCTAAGACTGGTTTCGCCTAGAGCACAGCGACTATCGCTCAGGGGGCAACTAGCCTACGGAGCAGTTGACATGAGGATTGCAACCTTAGAAGAAAGGGAAGCATACTTCGCCAAGCGAGCTAAGGGCAAGCTGGCAACTGAGCAGAACGGAGCGGCCATTGACAGCAAGGCCAATAAGACTTCAACCCGGCAGGAACTGGCCGATTGGTTGAATGCACTGGCTGAGCACATTGGGATTGAGCGCTCTGAAAGTAATCCCGACGGGTACTTTGCCACTGCTGAGAACATCGGCTAACCAGCTGATATAGATGCTGGGGCAAGGGGGCGCAAGCTAGTCTAGTTGCGCCTTGAGCGATAGTGCAAGAGATGTTGTCAATGGTGGGCCAAGTGGGGTACAATTGTCCAGAGAGCAAGGTTTGGCTCTGGCTGCCACTTGGCCCGCTCCGTACCTGACCAGCGGTCAAAATGGCTGCTGGCCGCGTTTTACAGCCCCCCAAGCGACAAATGGTCCCAAAGGTCCGATTGGGTGCCAAACGTCGCTCCTGGGGGCTGTAATGCGCGGCAAATGCCGTTGCAGCGGAGCGTGACAAATGGAAATTCGACGTTGCGCGTATTACCAGTTGAAGTATTACCTCAACCTGACGGGGTATATGTTTGAACAGAGCCGTCCTACTCATGGGATAGCTTATAATGCCCCTCAAACCACCATGAGTCCCGAGAAATTGGTTGGCTATGCGATGTTGAACGCGGCCATCCTAAAAGCATCATCGTGGGTGTAGCATGGAATTCCCACTTTGGCGCCTCAGACCAGAAGATGCGGCCCGAATCATCATATTGGAGCCGCTCAAGCCCGTGCCAAGGCTCAAGTTTGAGTACAAGCGGTCCATGAGCCTCAAGGGATCAAGCAAGAAGATTGATCCTGATAGGTTGCGTGGTGCTCAGTACAAGCCACGGGATGACGATATGCAACGCTTGGCGCAGGCCAAGCCCAACCACAAGGGACAAGCGAATAGCTATTGGCGGCGGTATTTCGAAGAATACGCCGATGCTTATCCGAGAATCATGGCCTTAATTGGCCCCATGCTCAGGGATGGGAAGTTCTTTAGCTATGTGGATGAAGTGGTTAATCCGCTAGGCGAGAGAGAACGCCCACCTTGGGAAGGCCCATACTCGCGGGATGCTTATGAGGCTGATATTGAATATTTTGAGGCCGCACGAGCACTCAACAGGGAGAACTACATCTTAGGCCAGCAGGATGAGGGGCCGTATATTGATGGCCTCCTCTACATGAGAGTAGACAATCTCTTGCTGGCTGAAGAGGATCATTGCAAGGCTCGATTAAGGGCCATGCAAGCGATCATGGAAGCCAAGAAGCTGGAGAAGAAACGCAGCCTGCCCCCACCCAGAGAAAAGGATGTGTGGCACCCAATTGGGCGGGATGAATCTGTGGCTATGCAATTCAGGCACTCTGGATATCCTGTTCGCAAGGTTGGTTTACATTCCTATGAGGTTCTCATGAACCCCAAGAAAGCGAGGAAGCATTGAGCACGAATTATACCAAGATCACGGTTTACACAATCGCCTGTTTCCTTGCTTTTACAGCTTGTATGTTGGGTAAAACAGCGATATGGTGTCTGATAACAAACACAGGAGATGTTTTCGGATATTGTGCGGGAACGATCATGTGCCTTATCATGACTGCCGTCGCTTTCGGAATAGCAGGTGAAATGTGAGCACCCCAAACAAATACCAACCGCTAACTAATACGCCGCTCTTGGCGGCGAGAAAGCAGGCAGACAATGGCCCTGACGGAACAACGCAGGCAGTGGCTCAAGAGGTATCGAGCCTTTCGCCTGGAGCTGAAGCTCCGATTTCCCTTGATGAGTCCCAAGATGTTGAGGCATTGGTGCAGAGTCAAGGCTGATATATCGAGAGGGTAGCATGGAAGCAAAGGTTCGGCCACACAATTGCGTAGTAGCTGGATTGATTGTTATCCAGTGTGGCCGCACTTCCTTTGCTGATAAGCCGAAGGTTGAGGTTCCTTGGTTCAACAGGAACAATGGCGCGGCCTATCAGGACGAGAAGTATGGCAAAGGGATGCGGCTGATGAACAGAGCCATTCGCGTGGAACGCGGGAAGATTAAGAAGGATGATGGTTGGCGATGCACTGTTTGTGGGTGTATTGCCAATTAGTTTCGAAGTGATGGGGCCAGTGGCCCCATCACTTGGAGGCTAATATGCCAACATTGATGCTGGGTTTTTGCACAAGTGCTTGCGCTTGCTTGTTTTGCCTGTGTATGTGGGCAAGGGGGAGAGCGAAGCACTAATTTCCTCGCCAATCAACGGGGTTAGAGAGAGGAGGCCAATCGTGAATGAAGATGTTACGATTTCAATGGAGCAGGACGATCGTGGTTGGGCCTATGCAAGGGTGATCGTTTGGAATGGGAATAGCTACAAGGTCGAAAGACTCTATGCTTATCCGGAGTTGATGAGGGATGAGCCGGTGGCGTGAACAACGCCGGCTTCGCAGAATAACGCTCTATGAACCTGACTACTAGCGGAATATGGGGAGGCGTTGGTTTATCTGCGAGGCCGGGGCTGTTCCTTGGCCTAATCTGAAAGGAGAACTATGCGAACAGACATTATCTTGTACCATCCCGGGGATGGTCTCAAGAAAACCTCAAACCAGACTTTGTACAAGTCGATCAAGGAATTCAAGATCAACAACAACCAAACGGT